CAGGTTAAAGCTACACAGACAGAGCGTAAGCAACGTGAGTTAGCTAAGAAGGCAGCAAAATCACCTACAGGTACGGTACTAAGTGCTAAAACTAAAACTCGCACTGCTGCAGATAAGCCTAAAAGAATGGGTGGTGAAGTCACATACACTGGCTCTGGACCAAAGAAGCCAACTACTACATCCTATAAGATTAAATCAGGTGATACCCTGTCTGCTATTGCTGCTAGAAATGAAACTACTGTTGCAGCACTTAAAAAGCTAAACAACATTAAAGATGCTAATAAGATTAGTGCAGGTGCCTCTTTGAAGATACCTAAGAAGGTTCGTCCTTCAATGCCTAAATCTAGACCAAAAAGGAAATAAATAACATGTCTGAAGCAACAATGACCCCCACTAAAGCTATGGCAATCACTCGTGAGCCAGAGCGTTACACAGTACAAGAGCGTAAGGATGCTAAGAAGGTTCTTGCTAAAGTAGGTTCAGAGGGTGCAGACTTTACCGAAAACACTGAAAATGCTATAGCACGTGAAAAGGCTATGTCTAAGGGTGGTATGCCTAAGAAGTACAACAAAGGTGGCTATGCTAACTGTGGTGCATCCATGTCTCCTACACAATCCTCATCAAAGAAGATGATGGGTGGGGGCTACGCATCTAAAAAGATGTAATTAAACTAATTCACCCCCGAAGTCGTCCATTCGTGCAGAAAAAGTTATCGCTACCTTAGGACGTTACGTTACGGTCGCTATGGGCAGGTGTCAGGTCGAGGAAACAGGTAGTGCTGTCCTCGCCCGTTTTTATTTATACGTAAGGAAGTATCATGGCTCCTAGAGTAAAAAAGACAGCAGCAACTAAAAAAGCACCTGCTAAGAAGAAGCTGTCGGTAGGTGGTGCGCTTACAAAGCCACGTAACTACCGCAAAGAGTATGATAACTACCACGGTAGACCAGAACAGATTAAAAAACGAGATAGCCGTAATGCGGCACGTAACGCTCTAGTAAAGACAGGGGCTGTTAAAAAAGGAGACGGAAAAGATGTGGCACATAAAAATGGTAATCCAACAGATAACCGACGTACTAACCTTGCCGTACAGCCTAAGTCTCAGAATCGCTCTTTCGCCAGAACGTCAACAGCACGTAAGAAAAATCCTCGTGCGTAGATTAGGGTGGACACTTCTTGCAATGGGCAAGCCCTTTACCCGCATTGGCAACTGGTTCTGGCGGTTACATCGCACTGTATTAAAGTGGATTGATTAATGAGTATCACAAGCTATCCAGAGTTAGTGACCTTCGGTGGTGGGGTAGGTAATTATCCTTACTACCTACAGGTATCCCGTGGTCTAGTCGATGGACATGAGCGTGTATTCAAGTTTGGTTACAACGGCGAGATACAAAACGTAGAAGAAACCATCTGGGATACAGGTGGTATATATGTGTATCCATCTACCGCACTTGCAATGACAGCTACCAGCGCAAGCGGTGCTACAGATAGCGGTGTGCAAATAACTATACAGGGTTTGGATGCAAGCTATAATGAAGTATCCGAAGAGGTAACACTCAACGGCTCTGGAACAGCTACGACTACACAGACTTACCTACGTGTTTACCGTGCCTTTAATTCTGGCAGTACAGCCGCAGTAGGCAATGTTGGCATCTCTAATGGTGGCACTACGTATGCACTAGTTGCCGCTGCAGAACAGCAAACTCTAATGGCTCTATGGACTGTACCTGCTGGTTACACAGCTTATCTTTTTCAACTTGATGTTACTGCCTTTACAGAACAGAATAACAAAGTTGCTACCATTCGTATGGTAACACGAGAACTTAATGGCGTGTTCCGTACTCAAAGTAAATTTGATATGGATGCTGGTGTGTATTCGCAAACTATACAAGCACCCCAACCTATTCTTGAAAAGACAGACGTTGAGTTTCGTGCAGTAGCTTCCAGTAGTAATGCTGACCTAAAACTTGCCGCAGCGTTTGACATTGTATATATAGAGAACACAGCACCATGACAACAAAGAATCGCACTGTAGCTAAACTACTTACCGCAAGTAATGTTGACTTGTACACAGTCCCTGCTAACTTTGAAGCTAACATTAAAAGTATCTACGTAAATAATGCATCATCTAGTGCAAGAACATTTAGCCTAGACTATTATGATGCACAGAACACTACATATCACACACTAGCTGAGACAGTTAGTATGCCCCCTAATTCGATGCTACAGATTACCGAAAGTCTGTGGTTCTATAAGGATGATAAGTTTCGTGGACTTGCAAGTGCAACTGATTCAATTACAGTTGTATTTAACATAGAAGAAACATTCATACCCCAGAGGAGTTAAAGGAGATATGCCCCTAACAACAAAAGGTTCTAAGATTAAATCTGCCATGACAAAGAAATATGGGGAGAAAAAGGGTGAACAAATCTTCTACGCAAGTGCCAACAAAGGAACAATTACAGACGTGGAGAAAAAGCAAAAACTTGCGAAAGGTGGGGCAGCTAGAAAAACTAGCAAACCGGCGAAGTCTAAAGCGAAGGGCAAAAGTAGAGTTAATGAAGCTGGCAACTACACTAAGCCCACACTAAGAAAAAGATTATTTGAAAAGATTAAAGCTGGTAGCAAAGGCGGTAAGCCCGGTCAGTGGTCTGCACGTAAAGCGCAGATGTTAGCTAAAGCGTATAAAGCTGCAGGAGGCGGCTATAAATGATAGCAGAAACATTAGCGGGTATTGCACTTGTAAAGAGTGCAGTTGATGGCATTAAATCCGCTATTGGCACTGCACAAGACATCGGTGACATTGCGGGTCACATTGATAACCTGTTTGAAGGCGAAAGCCAGACACAGAGGGCACGTAATAAAAAGTCAGGTGTCAATCAGTTTAATATAAACTCTGTAGCTAAAGAAACTATAGATGCAAAGATTGCTGCAGAGAAACTGTATGAAGTTTCTGTAATGGTAGACCAGCGGTTTGGTCATGGTACGTGGGCTGGTATTGTAACAGAACGTGCCAAGCGAATACAGGAAGCTAAAGAAGCTGCTTTTGTTGTTAGAAAAGAAAAAGCACTAAAGCAAGAAGAGATGATGGAAACAATAAAGATGACAGCTATTGTGTTAGGTGTTATTTCTGTGATTATTGCAGCGGTCATAGGTATGTTTTTGTCAGCAGCGATAGCTATGATATTATAATAATTACTTGACAAACTCATTTTAGCGTGGTATAACTGTCTTATGTTAAAGAAGTCACAAAAAAGTTTAAAGCAGTGGACTAGACAAGATTGGGGAACCAAAAGTGGTAAACCTTCAACTCAAGGACCAAAAGCAACAGGCGAGAGATATCTTCCCGCATCAGCTATTAAAGCCCTCTCACCTTCTGAGTATGCGTCCACAACGGCTGCTAAAAGAAAAGGAACTGCTGCTGGTAAACAACATGTCAAGCAACCTAAAAAGGTACAAGCTAAGACATCGCAGTTTAGACGAGGTGCATAATGCTTAACTTATTAATAGGACCAATCTCTGAACTAGCTGGCACATGGATGGCTGGCAAGGTAGAAGAGAAGAAGGCACAAGCTAAGACACGTGTAGCAAAAGCTGAAGCTGAAGCTATTGTCATGCAGAAGAAAGCTACTGGTGAGATTGACTGGGATTTGGAGATGGCTAAAGGCAGTCAGTCTTCGTGGAAAGACGAGTGGCTTACTGTACTATTTAGTATCCCACTTGTATTAGCTTTCATTCCCGGTATGGAAGAGGTAGTTAAGAATGGCTTCGCAAGACTTAATGAAATGCCTGAATGGTATCAGTATTCCTTGGGAGTTATCGTTGCCGCTTCTTTTGGAGTTCGTTCAGCTACAAAATTCTTCGGTAAGAAATAATGAGTGTAGAGACTTTTCTAAAATGGAAGATACTACCACGGTTTATGATGCTGGCTAGTACCATAATGTCGTGGCGTTGTGCTGAGTGGTTTATGGCTTTACCAGACCCAACAGGCGCACAGTCAGCTTTCGTATCCGTAGTGATGGGTGTTATGACTGGCGTATTTGGTATTTGGATGGGTCACGAACACAAGGGTGATAAGTAATGAAGTACGACAAACAGGTATTTGTAGATAAGTTAGTTTCTCACGAAGGTTTAGTCCTTACAGTCTATCAAGATACATTGGGTATCGACACTATTGGTATTGGTAGGAACTTAAAGGACAGAGGAATAACTGAGGAAGAATTAAACTATATGGGTGTACCCTCTATTGAAGCTGTGTATGAACACGGCATATCAGAACTAGGTGCATACTATTTAGCAAGGAATGACGTAGAGATTGTCGAAAGAGAACTGTTATCAGCGCACCCTTGCGTGGACAGCCTAGACTCTGTACGTCAGCTTATACTTATGGACATGGCCTTTAATATGGGTGTGCCAAGACTTCGTAAGTTTAAAAATATGTGGGCAGCAATACATGCTGAAGACTTCCCTACCGCAGCAAAAGAAATGCTTGATAGCAGGTGGGCAAAGCAAGTAAAATCACGTGCAACTAAATTAGCAAACGCTATGCACAACGGAGAGTTTTAATATGGCTAGACAGCTAACCGAAAAACAACAGATATTACTTAATGTATTATTTGAAGAAGCAAATGGCGACTTAGTGCAAGCTAAGAAGTTAGCTGGCTATGCAGATACTTCTAGCACGTCAGAGATTGTAAAAGGATTGAAAGAAGAAATCCTTGACGCAACGCAGATGTACATGGCACGTAACGCACCTAAAGCTGCAATGGCTATGGTAGGCGGTCTATATGACCCAACTGAACTAGGTATCCGTGATAAGATGTCAGCGGCTAAAGAACTGCTTGACCGCACTGGTCTAGTGAAAACTGAGAAGATGCAGGTAGAAGCATCCGGTGGTGTTATGCTTATGCCACCTAAAGCTGTTGTAGAGGATGATGACTAATGCAAACAGATGCTGAAAGAGCGAGAAAAGAAGAACGTCTGCGTTTAGAAAAACTTAGGCAGACAAGTGGCGCATATGATGACTCAGTTATGCGAGAAGCACGTAAAGATACTACGTCACGTAAAGGTAAAAAACAAGTTAAAGTAAGAAAAGAAGCTACCGAAGACTTGGCACGTAAAGCTAAAAGACAAGCTAATGCAGCAAAGCGTGGAAAGACTAATACTGCAGTACAGGTTGGTAACGACAGAACAGGTACTATAGATTACAGAACATCTGGAATGACAAAAACTACTGAAGATAATCGTAAAGTAAAATGACACGCAGCATAGGCAAGTGGAAGCTACCACAGCCAACAGACATTAAAGAAGAAAACGAATGGGTACAGATACCTCGCATTGCAAGGACTGTACCATTTGGTTATAAACAAAACGATGAAGACCCCGACATTCTTGACCCAATACCAACAGAGTTAGATTTACTAGAGAAGGCACGTAGCCACGTAAATCAATATAGTTATCGTGAAGTAGCAAACTGGCTTAGTACAAATACAGGCCGGTCTATTTCACATGTAGGTTTAAGGAAACGGTTATTAAATGAGCGACAGCGTAAGAACCAAGCTACAAGCATCCGCAAGTGGGCAGAGTATGCGGAAAAGGCAATCGCCAAAGCGAAAAGCCTCGAAGAAGAACGAACAGGCTCCAAAGCCAACGGTTGATATACAGGAGACTATTTCTCCTACATTTGACAGTAGTTCTATTGAAGAACATGCCAATGTACTCTTTAAGCCTAACGAAGGCCCACAGATGGACTTTCTAGCCGCCTCAGAGCGTGAAGTGCTATACGGTGGTAGTGCAGGTGGTGGTAAGTCCTATGCGATGCTTGCTGACCCTCTGAGGTACATGGGACACCCTGCTTTTAGTGGGTTGTTGCTACGACATACAACGGAAGAACTTCGTGAACTTGTATTTAAGTCGCAGGAGTTATATCCTAAAATCTGGCCCGGTATTAAATGGTCAGAAAGAAAGATGCAGTGGACTGCGCCCTCTGGCGCAAGATTGTGGATGTCTTATCTGGATAGAGATGATGATGTCTTGCGTTATCAGGGTCTAGCTTTTAGTTGGATAGGCTTTGACGAATTAACACAATGGGCCACACCATATGCATGGAATTATATGCGTTCTCGTCTACGGTCCACTGCACCAGATTTGCCAATATATATGAGGGCTACGACCAACCCCGGTGGCAGAGGTCACCATTGGGTTAAGAAAACTTTTATTGACCCCGCTCCCTACAATAGAGCGTTTAATGCAACAGACACTGAAACCGGAGAAGTACTTGCATACCCCGCAGGACACGCAAAGGCTGGAAAACCTCTATTCAAGAGAAGATTTATACCAGCAAGACTTTCTGATAACCCATACCTTGCGGAATCAGGTGATTATGAAGCAATGCTTCTCTCTATGCCCGAACAACAAAGAAGGCAGCTTCTGGAAGGTGACTGGGATATTAAAGAAGGTGCAGCCTTTACTGAGTTTGACCGCAATCTGCATGTTGTTGAGCCTTTCGATATACCTAATAATTGGGTTAAGTTTAGGGCTTGCGATTATGGTTACGGTAGTAAGTCTGGTGTATTATGGTTTGCTATTGCGCCTAACGAACAACTTATTGTATATAGAGAATTATACACGTCGAAAGTCCTTGCCGCTGATTTAGCGGATATGGTACTAGAAGCTGAAGCTGGTGATGGAAATATAAAGTATGGTGTACTGGACAGTTCTCTTTGGCATAAGCGTGGTGATACTGGTCCTAGCCTCGCAGAACAGATGGTAAATAGAGGTTGCCGTTGGCGACCATCAGATAGAAGCCGTGGTAGTCGTGTAGCAGGTAAGAACGAAATACACAGACGCTTACAGGTAGATGAGTTTACAGAGGAACCACGGATTGTTTTCTTTAATAGTTGTACAAACACGGTCGCACAACTACCGTCCATTCCGCTGGATAAGAAAAACCCAGAAGACATTGACACGCATAGTGAAGACCACTTGTACGATGCACTAAGGTATGGTATAATGTCAAGACCACGGTTTAGTATATTTGATTACGACCCTCATGGTGGACCTAGAAATAGTATGCCAGTAGCCGATTCTACATTTGGATATTAAGGATATAAAATGGCTGAAGAAGATATTATGATTGAAGATGATGCTATTGCGCTAGAAGATAGTGATGATACATCATTGTCGGATGTAAACGTAGCTAACATTATTCCATTTGTAATGGACCGTTTTAACAGGTCAGAAGACTATAGGTATCAAGATGAGGAGCGTTGGTTAAAAGCGTATCGTAACTACCGTGGTTTATATGGTCCAGATGTACAGTTCACTGAAACTGAGAAGTCTCGTGTATTTATTAAAGTAACTAAGACTAAGACATTAGCAGCTTATGGCTCTATTGTCGATGTATTATTTGCTAATCATAAGTTTCCTCTGTCTGTAGAGCCTACAGAGTTACCAGAGGGTGTAGTCTCTGACGTACACTTTGACCCACAAGAGCCAGACCAGCTTCGTGGTGATACTTCCCTTTCAAGCCCTTACGGTTTTGCTGGTGATGGAAGAGAGTTACCTCCGGGTGCTACAGCACAGACGCTTAATGAAAAGCTAGGCGTTATGACTAATAAGCTGGAACCTATTCAGGATAAACTGAAAGAAGGTCCGGGTAAGACACCTACAGCTATTGCATTTAGCCCAGCAATGATTGCAGCTAAGAAGATGCAGAAGAAGATACATGACCAACTAGAAGAGTCTGGCGCATCTAAGCATCTGCGTAATGCTGCGTTTGAGATGGCATTGTTTGGTACGGGCGTTATGAAGGGTCCATTTGCGGTAGATAAAGAATATCCCAACTGGGATGACGAGGGTACGTATGACCCACTCTTTAAAACTACACCACAAGTAAATCATGTATCTGTATGGAACTTTTACCCAGACCCAGATGCTAACAACATGGATGAGGCTCAGTTTGCTATCGAGCGTCATAAGATGTCTCGTACACAGTTACGTAATCTAAAGAAGCGTCCTTACTTCCGTGGTGAAGTTATCAATGACGTAATTTCTATGGGTGAGAACTATACCAAGAAGTATTGGGAAGATGACCTATCAGACTACGCACCGGAACATGGCATTGACCGCTTTGAGGTACTTGAGTACTGGGGTATGGTTGATACAGAACTACTAGAAGAACAGGGTATTGAGATACCAAAAGAACTACGTGAGTTTGATGAGTTACAAGCAAACGTGTGGATTTGTAATGGTAAGCTACTACGTATGGTTCTTAATCCATTCAAGCCTTCTAAAATACCATACAATGCAGCACCGTATGAACTAAACCCTTATTCATTCTTTGGTGTAGGTATTGCAGAGAATATGGATGATACGCAGACACTAATGAATGGTTTCATGCGTATGGCTGTAGATAACGCTGTACTGTCTGGCAACTTGATTGTTGAGGTTGATGAGACTAACCTAGTACCGGGTCAAGACCTATCAATGTATCCGGGTAAAGTATTTCGTAGACAGGGTGGCGCACCGGGTCAGGCTATCTTCGGTACTAAGTTCCCCAATGTGTCTTCTGAGAACATGATGCTGTTTGATAAGGCACGTGTACTGGCAGATGAAAGTACAGGCTTCCCATCATTCGCTCACGGGCAGACAGGTGTATCAGGAGTAGGTCGTACTGCTTCAGGTATCTCTATGCTTATGGGTGCGGCTGCAGGTGGAACTAAGACCGTTATCAAGAACGTAGATGACTACTTACTACGTCCTCTTGGAGAAGGGTTCTTCCGCTTTAACATGCAGTTTGACTTTGACCCAGAGATTAAGGGCGACCTAGAAGTTAAGGCACGTGGTACAGAAAGCCTAATGGCTAACGAAGTACGCAGTCAAAGATTGATGCAGTTCTTGCAGATTGCAAGTAATCCTGCACTAGCACCTTTTGCTAAGTTCCAGTATGTAATCCGTGAGATTGCAAAGTCAATGGACTTAGACCCCGACAAAGTAACCAACAATATGGATGAAGCCGCACTGCAAGCCGAAATTATGAAAGGCTTCCAGCAACCTATGGGACCAGAACAACAGGGAATGGCAACAGGTAATGCTATGGACCCTACTGGCGCAGGTGGTGGAAATATAGGTATGGGTCAAGTTCCTGTGCCGGGTGAACAAGGATTTAGTGGAAATGGACAAGAAGCAAATACTCAGCAACCTCAAGCCGCTGGTGGGCAACAGCCACCACTGGGAGGCATTCAATAGTTATTTAGATAACTCTATAGAACAACATCATAGAGTGTTAGAACAATCTGATGATACAATACTAATGCACAGACAGCAGGGTGCTATTATGGCATTACGTAAACTAAAGATGCTACGGGATGAAATAAATGGTGGATAAAGTAGGTACAAAAACTGATAAAACTACTCAGGCAGGTAGAGATGTTTATATAACACCTGAAGGAGAAAGTGTATCAGAAAAATCTGTTACTTTAAAAGTTGGGGATGAATACGTAAATGTACCTAGTATACACGATGGTATTATGTATTCTGAAGATGCTATTTATGATATGCTTGTAGAAGGTTCTATAAAACCGACTAGTAAGCATAAGACAGTAGAAGATGCTGTCAAGGCGGCACAAGAAAGAAGTGATAATTTAGTATTTGCAGAAGGTGGAACAGTACCAATGAAAGAACAAATGGAAATGTTTGAAGATGGTGGTCTCATGGACGAAGGTGGTTCAATAGACCCTGTATCAGGCAACGATGTTCCACCCGGCTCTACGCAAGAGGAAGTGAGAGATGACATCCCTGCACAGCTAAGTGAGGGAGAGTTTGTATTTCCTGCTGACGTTGTTCGTTACATCGGTCTAGGTACTCTTATGAAGATACGCCAAGATGCTAAGATGGGCCTAAAGCAAATGGAAGCTATGGGTCAAATGGGTAATAGTGATGAAGCTACTATGCCAGATGATTTACCTTTTGATTTAAATGACCTTGACATGGATGATGAAGACCAGTATAATGGCAGACAAGAGTTTGCAGTAGGTGGTATGCCTACACCTAATCCTGATACAGGAGTGTATTACACACCTAGTGCAGTACAGGGTACTACAGGTATAACTACACAGCAACCTATGCAAGCTGCTTCTTCACAATACATGGCACCACAGCAACAGGCTGTTCCTACAACTGCCGTGCCAGCTACCATGCCTAGTTACGAAGATTTTATTCAGCCTACAGAAGGTGCAAAACCGGAACTTCGTGAATATATTAATGCAGAGACTGGTGAGAAGAAATCCATTACCTTTATTAATAATCAACCTACCACACCAATACCAGAAGGTTTTATACCTACATCAGAGTATGTAAAACCTGAAACAGTTAAAACTGAAGCTGTTACTACAAGGAGTACCAATACGCTGGATGAAGGTGATGGAGAGTTTGGTGGCTCAGACGCTAGAGACTTTGGTGGTTTTGCAAACTCGTTAGATAGCGATGCTTATAGTAAAATGACCGCAGAGTTAGGTGTGTATCAAGGTTTAAGTCTAAACCCAAAAGCAGCACTAGGCAGTGAATTAGCAGGTAAAACCACACCAAAAGATGTGTCAACAGCTATGTATCAGGCTAAAGTAGCCGCTATTGCAGATTTAGGTATTGCAAAAGTAGACGGTAATACCATTGATTATACTAATGATGATGGCAATACTAAAGAGGCATCAAAAAAAGATTTAGACTTTATTGCGGCTGTTATGAGTAGGGCAAAAGAAGCAGTACAAAATGGTGTTGAAGCTAAAGCGGCTGCTAAACAAGCATTACAAGATACTAAAGCGGCTGAAGAAACGGCTGAAAGAGCCAAAGAAGGTGCATCTAATTATATGAGTACTAAAGACATTGAGTCTAGGTTTGACCAGTTTGATAATGGTGGTAGAGATAATTCTGACTTTGGATACGATACTGCTGATGTGTCACAGGTAGGTGATACGGGTATGATGTCAGATGCCTTTGGCGGTGGTGATTACAAAGGTGCATACGTTGGTGAAAAGTATATAGAAAATAAAGCTAAACGAATGACCAAACAGATGAAGCGAAGTGGACTAGCTTCTAAATAATAAGTCCACAATTTGACTGGCTACTCATCCCCCATACCCCGACAGGTTGGCTACGGTGGCCCCAGTAAGGATACTGAAATGAACGATACAATACTAGCAGAAGAAATGCAAACACCTAAGAAGGCTGCATTTGTAGACAAACCCTACTCACAAGAAGACCGTAGGAAACGTGATGAAGAAGAACTAGCACAGCTTATTAAAGAACAAGCTGGTGAAGGTGAAGAAACAACAGAAGAAGTAGAGGCAGAGCCTACTGGCGCAGAAGAGAAGACCTTCAAAAAGCGTTACTCTGACCTACGTAGACATCAGCAGAAGCAAGCTGAAGAGTTTAAAACAGAACTAGCTGCACTTAAATCTCAACTTGAGAGTGCTACCAAGAAAGAAATGAAGCTACCAAAGTCAGATGAAGACATCGACAGTTGGGCAAAAGAATACCCAGATGTAGCAGCTATCGTTGAAACAATTGCAATGAAGAAGGCAAAGGAACAATCTTCTGCATTAGAAGACCGCCTAAAAGCAATTGATGACATGCAAAACAGTGCCACCAAAGAAAAGGCTGAAGCACAATTAATGCAGCTTCACCCAGACTTTGATGAAATTCGTGATAGCGATGATTTTCACACATGGGCAGACGAACAGCCTAAGTGGGTACAAGATGCACTTTATGAGAATGATAATGATGCACGTTCTGCAGCAAGGGCAATTGACTTATACAAAGCTGATATGGGTATCTCAGGTAAGAAACCTAAATCAGATAAAGATGCAGCTAAGTCTGTATCTACAAAGAATAGTCGCAGTAAACCTCACGATGAGGGTAATGCTACATATCTAAAGGAATCAGAAGTACAGAGAATGTCTCCTCAACAATATGAGAAGCAAGCTGATGCAATCATGGAAGCTATCCGTACAGGAAAGTTTATTTATGATGTTTCTGGTTCAGCTAGATAAAAAAGAGTTGACAAGTAGTTATTAATATGTATAACTATAGTCAGGCACAGAATAAGTGAGTTAGCTACTTGCTTATCTGTCAATCCGCAAACTACAAAAATCTTTAAGATTACCTGATTAACATGGCCTATTGACTACACTGGTTGCAACCTTTGTATGATATACACCCTAAGTTATACAGCCTCTGCCAAGAATTGTACTGTTTGCATCTGTCAAAGCTAATTTAACAGGAGATGGAAATGGCTTTTACTTCCGCTGCTGGATACGGTAACCTACCTAATGGTAACTTTAGTCCAGTCATTTACTCCAAACAGGTGCAACTTGCTTTCCGCAAGGCCGCTGTTTGTGAGGCAATCACTAATTCTGATTACTTCGGTGAAATCGCCGCAATGGGTGATTCAGTTAAAATCATCAAGGAACCAGAAATCACAGTTAAGGCATACGAGCGTGGCACAACAATCACGCCTCAAGACCTTGATGACGAAGATTTTTCACTGACCATCGACAAAGCAAACTACTTTGCATTTAAAGTTGATGACATTGAAGAAGCACACTCACACGTTAACTTCCAGTCTCTGGCAAGTGACCGTGCTGCATACCGCCTAGCTGACCAGTTTGACCAAGACGTTCTTGGCTACTTGGCTGGTTACAAGCAGTCTGCAATTCATGGAACACCAGACACAATTAACACTACTACTAATGGTACTGTTGCTGTTTCTACAGCTGGTTCAGATGAACTGTTAGCATCCATGAAGTTAATCGGTACCGACTTTAATGACGGTGGTGGTTCACTAACTGGTGGTGAAGCAATTGCTATCAGCGCACGTTCAGGCGGTGTTGCACCTCCATCAACTGCTGGTGATGCAAACCCACTTCAGGTTATCGCACGTATGTCTCGTCTTCTTGACCAGCAAAACGTAGATACCCAAGGTCGTTGGATTGTTCTTGACCCAGTGTTCATTGAACTACTAAAAGACGAAGATTCTCGTCTGTTCAACTCTGACTTCGGTGGTTCAGGTCTGCAGAATGGCGTTCTTGGAACTAACATTCATGGCTTCACTGTTTACTCGTCTAACAACCTACCATCAATTGGTTCAGGTCCATCCTTTGCGGGTGCGAACTCTGCTACTAACTTTGGTGTGATTGTTGCTGGTCATCAGTCAGCTGTTGCAACTGCAGAACAAATCAACAAGACTGAAACATATCGTGACCCTGACAGCTTCGCTGACATTGTTCGTGGTATGCATTTGTACGGTCGCAAAATTCTGCGTCCAGAGGCAATTGTTAACGCCTCTTACCACTTAGCATAAGGGAGAATAGAAAATGGCTGATACTTTTACCACAACACTTCTTCCTGCAACTGGAAACTCTCAGCGTGGACGCAACGTCTACTTCATTGAGAAAGAAATTGACTTGACTGCTGTAGCAATTGACCCGTCAAACGCTGACCTAGCGCAAATGCTTACAGTACCAGCTAATACATTCATTGTACATGCTGGTGTTCAGGTTGTTGAAAGTGCGACAATGAATACAGGAACAGATGCAACCGTTACTCTAGGCACAGACCTAGACCCTAACGAGTTTGTAGCTGTCTTTGACATTGATGGTGCTGCTGACGGTGCTTATGCACCTGCAGTAACGCCTCTTGATGTAGTTGTTCAAACTGCAGCAAACACACTGGACCTTACTTTTGCAGGTACAGGTGCATCTTTCACTGCTGGTAAACTTCGTGTTTTCGCAACATTGATGGATGTAAGTGGACAGGGTGATACTTCTGCTAACGAAGTAGACCGTGACGCACTTGCCTAAATAGCATAGAAAGGGGCAGGGTTAACGCCTTGCCTCTTTTTTCTTTTGCATACTCATAGGAGAAAATAATGTCTGCAAAATCCAACTACTTGGAGAACGCTGTGCTGGACCACGTGTTGGGGACTACAGCATTGACCTCTCCCACGGTGTATCTTTCTTTATATACATCAAATCCTGATGAAGATGATTCAGGTACAGAAATTAGTGGTAACGGCTATGCCCGTATCGCTGTTGACTTTAATGCTGCTTCTGGTGGTTCTGCCACTGGACCTGACGCAGTTAAAGAATTTACCGCAAGCGGTGGGTCATGGGGTACAGTAACACACTTTGGCTTACACGATGCATTAACCTCTGGCAACTTAATTTACTACGGGGCATTGACTGCTTCTAAGACAATCGCTGATGGAGATACTCTCCGTTTTGCTGCTGATAGCGTTACCATAACTGAGGCGTAAAAACTATGGCCCTTGTTCTTGCCGATAGAGTAAAAGAAACCACCACTACAACTGGGACTGGAACCTATGCACTTGCGGGTGCTGCTACAGGGTTTCAGTCTTTTACTGCTGTAGGGGATGGTAACACTACGTACTATGCATGTACAGACGGTACTGATTTTGAAATCGGTATTGGTACGTATACTGCCTCTGGTACTACTCTGGCAAGAACGACCATATTACAATCTAGTAATTCCGATAACGCAGTAAACTGGTCAGCGGGTACTAGAACTATTTTTGTAACTTATGTTGCAGACAAGTCTGTATTCAAAGACGCATCTAACAACGTCAACTTTGCAGATAATGAGAAGGCCATCTTTGGTGCTGGCTCTGACTTGCAGATTTATCATTCAGGTACTCACTCGTGGATTAATGAAAATGGTACTGGCAACCTATACATCCAATCTAGCGGTGCCGCAATTAACATTACAAACGGCAGTAGCAGAAACATTGCACAGTTTAATACTACGGCTGGCACAGCAACCCTGTTTCACGATAACGGCACTGCTTCATCTGCCAAACTCGCCACCACCAACACAGGCATTGATGTCACGGGCGTAATCACTACAGACGGCATGACTACTTCTGCCGACATAAACTTCGGTGATAACGATAAAGCAGTCTTCGGTGCTGGCAGTGACCTTCAGATTTATCACGACAGTTCATCCAGCTACATTGTTGATAGCGGAACGGGTTCGTTAAATATTCACGGCACTGATATAAACTTAAGAGATGCTGACGGAAACAGTTACATCAATATGTCTGATAACGGCACTGGTGGAACAGTTACTATAAGGCATAACACTGCGGTAAAACTTAACACTAAAACCGATGGTGTTCTCATCACAGGTGAGTTGCAAGCAGATAGCCTTGACATCAATGGCTCTGGCGACATTTCTGGCAACCTCTCGTTTGCAGATAATGGCAAGGCTATCTTCGGTGCTGGGTCTGACTTGCAGATTTATCACGATGGTTCTGATAGTTGGATTTCAGATGCAGCAGGATTGGGAAATTTATATATAAGGTCAAATGACCTTATCATAATGAATGCACCTAATAATGAAACATTGCTTAGAGCCTCACAAGATGGGGCTGTTACTGCTTATTATAATGGTTCTGCCAAACTCGCCACTACCAACACAGGCGTGGATGTCACTGGCGCAATCACTACAGACGCAATCACTGAAACCAGTGCTGGCAAGGTCGGCATTGGCACTGTCAGCCCCCCACAGAAATTCGTAGTAAGCAACGCTGGCGCAGATAACATTGTGATGTCTGAAAACAGCAGTGCTTCCATTCAGATGTTTATGCAAGCTACCAGCGGAACTGGCTCAGTTGGCACATTGACAAATCACGCTGTTCAATTTCTAGCTAACAACTCTGAAAAGATGCGGATACTGTCGAATGGCAACGTCGGCATCGCAACTACCGCACCTAACTTCCCACTATCTTTTGGCGCAAACATCGGTAAGACAATCGCGTTATTTGAAAATGCTGGTTCGTCTGTATATGGCATTGGGATGGGTGGGGCTGGCTCTGCTGGCGACCCGTATCGGACAAAGTTGTTTTCCAATGGTGCTGAAAGAATAGCTATCACAGATGCTGGATTGGTCGGCGTTGGAACTGTGGCACCATCGCAAAAGCTAACGGTCGAAGGTACTGCTAACAATCAAAATAGTGAGATTAAAGTCACAGCTAGTGGAGTTGCTTCCGGCTATCTAGGTGCTAACTCAAGCGGCCTTAATATTGGAACAGATAGTTACGACATCGTTTTTAAAACAGGGGTTACTGGTGGCGCTTCAGTCGGCGCAACTGGCACTGAGCGTATGCGTATCACATCGGCTGCCAACGTGGACATTTCAGGTGATATTAACGCTGTAAATAACATCTATTTAGCATCGACAATTTATCACGAAGGAGACGTTAATACTTACATGCAGTTCCACGCCAACGACCAATGGCGTGTTGTAACTGGTGCCACAGAGATGCTTGAAATTAATAACAGCTACATATTAGCAGGTGCAAATACCGTAGGTAAAGTTCATACAGACACAAATCAAGGTGCAGGAACACACACACCAAACTTATATGTATACAATAGTTTTGTATGGACACTCACTGGAAATATAACACTGGGCAACCCATCAACAGAAATTGCAGGTATGTCTGGTGTATTCGTTTTTATCCACAGTGGTGCTGGACGAACTGTATCTCTTGGTAATCAATATAAAACGGTTGGTGGTGCTGGTCTTACATTATCAGGCGCGGCAGGTGCAGTAGACCTTGTGCCCTACTTTGTTCGGGCAGGTGGGATTATAAATCTTGGCACACCACAGTTGGCATTTGCATAATATAAGGTAATTTATGTCTTTAACAACTTCTGCACATTGGATGTATTCCTCCGGCTCCAGCTTCTATCCATACACGATAGACAATTCTTTGCGTTTTGAGGATGGGAGCGGTGCTTATTTAAGTAGAACCCCATCGTCTGCTGGCAATTTAAGAAACTGGACTTGGAGCGCATGGGTTAAGCGTGGTAATTTAAATGCAGGAAGTGACATTCATACGCTTTTTTCTCAGTGGCAATTCCCCGGCAACTACCAGCACAGAATAGTGTTTAATAATGACCGACTGACCTTTATGCTGTATGACGGCGGTGCTAATGTGCATAGAGGTAGTAAGACACTTGATATGCTGTTTCGAGATGTGGCGGCTTGGTATCACATTGTTTGTGTATATGACAGCCCTAATGCAACTGCAAATGACCGTATGCGTGTTTATGTGAACGGAGAGCGAATCACATCTTTTGGAGGCACTGGTGCAGCAGGGCAGCCCAGCAGTATAAATGTTTCACAGAACTTTGACGGTTATGTTAATAGAACCCAGTTACACACTATGGGAACTTTCTATGACCCTGACTTTGGGGGTGCATTTAATTTTAATGACGGCTACATGTCAGAAATAAATTTTGTAGATGGTAGTTCTCTTGATGCGAGTAGCTTCGGGGAAACCACAGACGGTATCTGGGTACCAAAGGAATATGGTGGTTCTTACGGAACTAACGGCTTCCATCTGGACTTTGCAAATGCAGGTTCGCAAGGCAATGATGTATCTGGTAATAACAATGACTGGGCATCTACCAATCTTGCCGCAACAGATGTTGTGCTAGACAGCCCGACGAATAATTTTGCTACGTTGAATCCATTAGATAGCTTTAATTCACCTACATTTTCTGAGGGAAATTTAAAATTAGTTAGGTCATCTGGTTATGGAATTTCTTCTGGAACAATAGCTGTAAATAGTGGTAAATGGTATTGGGAAATAAGATGCCCTACAGTAACAACTAGTGGAGAAAATGAAAGTTTTGGAATATCTAAAGTTACTAGTAATGTAATAGGAAATAACTATTTAGGTATAAATACTAATTCTTGGGCATTAATGATTGATAATGCTGCTTCTGATATCTATTTTAATCATAATAATTCATTTACTGATAGTGGAATAAATGCGTCTAATGGTGATATTTTTATGTTTGCCTTAGATGCTGATACAGGGAAATTATGGTTTGGAAGAAATGGAACTTGGTTTGATAGTGGCAACCCATCTGCAGGAACAAATCAAAAATATACTGCTAATACAGATGATGTTTATTATGTAGCTGTGTCTAATCTTGGTAATGATGCCTTTATATTAAACTTTGGTCAAGATAGTACTTTTGTGGGTGGAACTACAGCAGGTGGCAACACAGATGGAAATAGCAAAGGTGATTTCAAGTATTCTGTACCGAGTGGCTATTTAGCATTATGCACAGCTAATCTTCCTGAGCCTGAGATAATTGATGGGTCTGAGTATTTTAACACGGTGCTATATAACGGCAATGGTGGTACTCAAGATATTACTACTGTTGGGTTTCAGCCTGATTGGGTCTGGAATAAACGCAGAGATGGTGCGGCTTCTCATGTTATTTATGATAGTGTTAGGGGTACCGGTAACGAGTTAGGTTCAAACTACAGTGCCGCTGAAGCAACAGGGGTTCCCGGCGTAACTGCATTTTTGTCTAATGGCTATTCTCTAGGAAACAATGGAAACATCAACGATAGTGGCGAGACTTACGCATCGTGGAACTGGAAAGCTGGCACAGCCATATCTGGAAACACGACAGGTTCAGGCACAGCGAAAGCCTACTCAGGTTCTGTAAATACTGAGTCTGGCTTTTCTATAATTACATACAAAGGCAATGGCACTGCGGGGCATACGATACCGCACAATCTTGGCGCAAAGCCATCGATGGTTATTTTTAAAAATAGAGATGTAGGCGACCCGTGGGCTGTATATCACAAAGACATTTTGGCAACACATAACCTAAGTTTAAATCTGTCAGATGCAAAAGCAGACCAAGATAACCGCTTTAATGACACAGAGCCTACCAGTTCCGTTATGACGCTGGGAACAGGTCACGTTGTAAATGCAAACAACGAAGACTACATCGCTTATTTTTTCACAGACATAGACCAGTACAGCAAGGCTGGAGTTTACAGCGGAAATGGAAATGCAGACGGCACCTATGTGCACCTAGGTTTCCGTCCTTCATTTTTGCTTATAAAACGCTCTGACGATGCTTCGCATTGGGCTATGATAGACACAGTAAGAAGCCCTTACAATGTTTCTACAGCGTGGCTTGCCGCCAATTTAAATTTAAGCGAAGCGGGGTTGTCAACTAACTCATATGATATTTTAAGCAACGGTTTTAAGGCTAGAGACACATTATATAATGTCTCTGGCGGAACTTACGTTTACCTCGCCTTTGCTGAACAGCCTTTTAAATACGCTAACGCCAAATAATTAGGAAAAAGATATGGCTTGGAAATACAATGACACAATTATTCGTGCTGGACGCAGTTGGGTTGGTACAGCAACAGACGAAGACGGTAATGCTTTTGATGTCACACATCCAAAGAACTGGATGATTTGGTCTGACGTAGATAAAGTTGCCACAGGACTGGTCTGGGAAGACGACCCCGCACCTTTTGACAATCGCTTCTATTGGAGCGCAGACATGCCAAAAGAACTTGGTGACACGCCGTGGGTGGACGATAATGGCAATGCAGTCATTGATATAACTACAGGTGTGCAGGGTGTAACACTTGGGCTGAAGTCAAAGTACAAAGCGCAGACTAAAGTTACGGCTGGTGAGTTGTTAGCTGATACTGACTGGATGGTTATCCGTCTACAAGAGGATAACACAAAGACACTCAGTACAGAAGTTTCAGACTACCGTGCTGCCGTTCGCTCTGCCTCCGGCTCAATCGAAGCAGCTATTGATAACGCCGCAGATATAGATGCGTTCATCGTTTTGTTCGACGTGCCTGTTGCTGCTGATGGTGTGATAGCAGGTAACGCCCCTATACACGACTGGCCTATCAAACCATAAAGATAATAAGGATTACACTGTAGATGTTTGGATATGTAGCATTATCAGAAGCCCCATTATCCGCACAGTTTGCGGGTACTATACAGGACGCTACAGCTAGTGTCTCTGGTGTAGGTACTGAGACTGGTTCTGCTACCGCGCGTCTACTAGCTACTAGTTCCATTAATGCTGTAGGTTCATCCACTGCAAATGGCGTAGGTTTATTTCCCGGTGAGATACTTGTCAGTGGTTCAGCAAGTGTATCCTATCCCGGTACGCTTGTACAAGAGTTATCTGCATCAGTATCAGCAGAAGCATCTGTATCTGGTTCAGCTTTATTCGTTCAGGCAGGTGTTGCATCTGTAGTAGGCACAGCGTCTGCTGTAACAAGTCCGGGCAAAGTTAATCCTGTAAGTTCTTCTGCATCAGGTTCTGCTAGTGCCGCATCTTCACCTGTTACTGTAAAGATAACAGACGGTTCTGCAGCAGGTTCTGCATCGACAAGTTCATCGGCTATTGCTATAGCAGGTGGTTTTTCATCTGTTAGTGGTAGTGCTACTGTAGCATCTGCACCTATTAAGGTACAGGATGTAGCGTCCAGCATACTAGGTGAAGCAAGTACAAGTGCTGTAGGCATAACAATTAAGCCAGCAGAAGCATCGGTATCTAGTCAAGCTAGTGTATCCTCTGTAGTTGTAGCAGTATTAGCAGGTGTAACTACAGCAACAGGTGTTGGTAGCATAACATCATTTGCTACTAGCTTTAATTACTTTAACCAAAGAGATAACTACGCTAAGACACGTACAGCATACATAGAGCGTAGAACAACAGCATCCGATAGAACAGTACAAGTTATGGCAGAGTCTCGCACAGTACTAGTTGAGCGTAGTACTACACATTACGATAGAACTGCTAAAGTAGCGGCATAGGAGTAAAGAATGTCTTTTCGTTGGCCTAACAAAGACCCAGATGAAGTGCTAGATTATAGCATTGATTGGTCACGTTTTCTAGCAAGTGCCACTATTAGTAGTGTCACATGGTATGTCAACGATGCATCTAATGCTAAAACACTATTGACTGCAACGGGTACTGTAAACACACTAAGCAGTACAGCACAGACAATTAGCAGTGATAATAAGACAGCTACTATATATTTAGCAAACGGTACTAACAATGTACAATATCAGTTGTACTGTCAAATTACTGACAACACAGGCAATACTGCTGAACGCACAGTTAAAATTAAAGTGAGAGATAAGTAATGGCTTATAATTTTCTTGGCCTTGTCAACAAGGTAAATAGGCGGTTAAACGAAGTAGAACTCACAGAGGCTAACTTTGCTGGTGCCGCAGGTTTTTACTCACAAGCTAAAGATGCAGTGAATGCTTCAATCAGAGACATTAACCAGATAGAGTATAACTGGCCTTTCAATCATGTAGAAGAAGAGGATGTACTAACACCTAACCTTCTTCGTTATTCTTTTCCACATGATGCAAAACTTATAAACTTCAATACCTTCCGTCTCAAAGAGAGTTCTACACTAGGTGTATCCACAAAAAAGTTAGACTTATTATCTTACGAAGACTACTTAGATAACTACATACAGTATGAATATGATGAGGACAATGGTTCTTCTTCTGTACCCAACTATGTGTTTCAAGCACCTAATGAAGAGTTTGGTGTAGTACCTCCACCTAACAAAGCCTATACAATTGTATATGAGTACTACCGTATACCTGTAGATTTAGAGAATGCAACAGATGTATCCTCTGTACCAGAACGATTTGCCCATGTTATTGCTGATGGTGCTATGCACTATGCGTATCTATTTCGTGGTAATTCACAGGATGCACTCATTGCTAAAGAAAAGTTTGAAGAAGGTATCAAGAGTATGCGTTCTACTCTGATTAACCGTTATGATTATGTGCGTTCTACAGTAATCCTTCGCAACAATAGAAATCTTTTAGTTTAGTAAATAGCAAAAATCGCTTGACAAATCAAACTAAATATGTAAAACTAGGTACTAGGAAATAAATATGCCAGATTCTTGGAATACATATCCTATAGAATTTAATAATGGTCTAGTTACCAACATTAGTCCGTTACAGCAAGGCATTAGTTTGCCCGGAAGTGCTACTAGTTTAAAGAACTTTGAGCCTTCAGTTGAGGGTGGTTACAAACGTCTTACTGGATATGTTAAATACGATACCAATGCAATCACTGGTTCTACTATTATTCGTGGACTTACATATTATAATGGACGTGTCTATGCAGCTAGAGGTACACACTTATACAGGTCAGCTGGTAGTGGTTGGACACAGGTAACAGACAATGCTACCTTTTCTAGTGCTGGTGTTACATTAGGTGGTAGTGGTGTTGTAAGATTTGCTAAGTATAACTTTGATGGTAATGAAAAACTATTCATAGTTGACGGTTCTAGTAAGCCTTTTGTACTGGATGATAACGCCGGAACACTTACATTACTTAGTTCATTGAGTGCAGACTTTAGTGGTTCAGATTTTGTTACAGTATTTAAAAACCATATATTTGTAGCAAATGATGAAAACGTATTCTTCTCAGCACCGTATTTAGACACGGACTTTGGTGTCGCTAATGGCGGCGGTGTAATAAATATTGGTGATATTGTTACAGACTTAATAGTATTTCGTGAACAACTAATTGTATTTAGCGAAAGCAGTATCAGACGTATTGCAGGTAACAGTGTAGCAGACTTTCAACTGCAGACTGTATCAGAAGACTTAGGGGCTATCCAGCCAGATACTGCAAAAGAAGTAGCAGGTGACGTAGTATTCCTTGGACCTGATGGTATTCGCACATTAGGTGCTACAGATAGAATTGGTGACTTTAACTTATCTGTATTGTCTAAGCCTATTCAGTCTGAAGTAACAAAGTTTGTATCTAGTGTATCTTCTTTCTCTGCATTAGTTATTCGTAAGAAAAGTCAGTACAGATTATTCGGTTATGCTAGTGGTGTTCCAGATGAGTCTGCTTTAGGTATACTAGGAACACAATTAGGTGAAGGTAAGGTTGCTTGGGCAGAAACTCGTGGTATCAATGCCCGTGTCTCTTTCAGTGAGTATAGTGGTGATGATGAGTTTATATTCTTTGCTAATGATAATGGTTATGTGTACCAGCTAGAACAGGGTAATAGTTTTGACGGTGAGAATATTGTAGCTGACTTCTTTAGTCCGTTCTTATCTTTTCAAGACCCAAGATTGCGTAAGACTTTCTACAAAGCATTCTTGTACACAGACCCTAGTGGTTCAGTAGATGTATCATTAAGATTGGCGTTAGACTTTGAAAGAAACAATGCTGGTATTATTCAACCGGATGCTATTAACTTAGCGAATGATACCAGTAATATATTTGAGTATGGTTCTCCTACTGCTATCTTTGGAACTGCTACATTTGGTTCTGGTGATATTGATACCATATTAGAAACACAACTTATTGGTTCTGGCTATAGCGCAGCTATTCAGGTTACATCAAATAATACTAACCCACCATTCTCATTAGATTCAATTGTACTTGAGTTTGCGGTAAACGGAAGAAGGTAAAAAACATGGCAGGATATACTAGACAATCTGCAAGTAATATTGTTGATGATGGTGTTATTAACGCCAGTGATTTTAACAATGAATATAATGCTATTGAAACAGCTTTCAATGCATCGACTGGTCATGTCCATGATGGCACAGCGGCTAATGGCGCACGTGTACTTGAGATAGGACCAAGTGGTGACTTTACCGTTAGTGGTACTGTTGTTCTTCCTCTTACCACAAACACACTAGACATTGGTTCTGCTTCCGTACAATTTAAAGATATGTATCTTGATGGTACACTATACGCTGATGGTTTAGGGGAAGACATCCTAATAGCCACAGATAAAAAGACACAGTTTCGTGATACCGCAATATACATAAACTCATCTGCTGATGGTCAACTAGATATTGTCGCAGATACAGAAGTACAAATTGCCACAACAACATTAGACATCAATGCTAACACAGATGTATCTGGCACACTTGCAGTAGGTGGTACAGGTGCTATTACAGGTAACACAACAGTAGGTGGCACACTAGGTGTTACTGGTGTTGTTACAGCCAATGCTGGTGTAGTTGTAGATAACATTACTATTGATGGCACTGAAATTGACTTGTCCTCTGGCGACCTTACTATAGATGTCGCAGGGGATATTGTGCTTGATGCAGATGGTGGTGACATCCTAGTTAAGGATGCTGGTACACAGTATGCTGCATTAACAAACTCTTCTGGTAATCTTGTATTAAAGTCTGGTTCTACTACTGCCGCTACCTTCAGTGGTGCTAATGTAGACTTAGCAGGTACACTTGATGTAACAGGTGCTGGTACACTAGACAGCACTCTTGATGTGGCTGGTGCTACAACCCTATCTAGCACACTAGATGTAACAGGTGCAAGCACTGTAGGTGGTACACTAGGGGTAACAGGTAATACTACACTAACTGCTAACCTTGTTGTAAATGGTAGTACCACCTTAGGTAATGCCAATACTGACACAGTAACAGTCACGGCTGATGTAGCATCTAATCTTATTCCATCTGCTGATAGCACGTATGCTTTAGGTGACTCTAGCAACTACTGGTCTGCTGGATACATTGATACAGTCACTACAACGGGTAATGTAAATGTAGGTGGTAATGCTACAATCACAGGTAACTTAACCGTCAATGGTACTACCTTTACAGTAGACAGCACAGTGACTACCCTGCAAGACCCTATCCTCACACTAGGTGGTAACTCTGCACCTGCATCAGATGATAACAAAGACCGTGGCCTTGAGTTCCGTTGGCATAATGGTAGTACTGCTAAAGTAGGCTTCTTTGGATTTGATGACAGCACTGGTAGATTTACCTTTATTCCTGATGCCACTAATACAAACGAAGTATTCAGTGGTACTAAAGGAACAATTGATGTTGCTGGTATTTTCCTTAACGGTACTGAGATTACTGCTACAGCGGCAGAGATTAATAAGCTAGATGGTGTAACTGCAACTACAGCAGAACTAAACTTGATTGATGGTGTTACTGCTACAACGGCAGAACTAAACTACGTAGATGGTGTTACTAGCAATATCCAAACACAGCTTAATGCAAAGCAAGCTACACTCACTACTGGTGATATATCAACTGCTTTGATTGCTGATGATGCTGTCACTGCAGCTAAAATTGATGACAATGCTGTGGGTGCAGATGCGTTAAACATAGCGGGTGATGGGACAAGCGGTCAGGTTGTTCAGTCGGATGGAGACGGTAGTTTTTCATACCTTACTTTACCTGCCGCCTTTCTTTCTGGTATGGTTATGCCATATGCGGGAGCCTCGGCACCTTCTGGCTGGTTGCTATCTTATGGTCAAGCAGTTTCTCGCTCTACTTACTCCGACTTGTTCAGTGCCATCGGAACTACTTATGGTGTTGGTGATGGGTCATCTACATTTAATGTGCCAGACTTCCGTGGGCGTACTATTGCGGGTCAGGATGACATGGGTGGCAGTTCAGCAAACAGGCTTACATCACCGATAAATGGTGACACGCTTGGTGCGGTTGGCGGCTCTGAGTCACATACTCTTACCGTTGCGGAAATACCAGCACACGTTCACAATATAGACCCACTAAATGCAACAGGCCCACGTGTTGGGGGTGGTAGCGGAAACGTATATGATGTTGGCCCTAGCACTAAAGATACGGAAAGTACAGGCGGCGATGGCGCACACAACAACGTACAGCCTACAATCATCCTAAACTACATCATCAAAACGTAGTAGAAGTTTAACATGCGTTTAACACAGGAACAAACAATGGAACCAGAACTCAGAGTACAGCTAGAATTAGATGCACATGAAAAAGAGTGCGCTGTAAGATATGAAATGGTACATAATAAACTAGAGTCGCTTGATAAACGTATGTGGCGATTAGAAGCAATGATAATGAGTAGCACCCTTGCTATGGTAGCTATGGCGGTTACGGTGTTTGTGGGAGTTAATTAATGGCTATGTTTAAAGCATTCAAACCTAGTGGTATGCAGAAGATTGCAAACTCTATGGGTTATCAGGGTGACATGCAAGGCTTCCAAGACTATCTTGCCTTAGACCCAATGCGTCAACAGCAGATGCAACAGTATCAACAGCAAGCCACAATGATGGCACGTGGTGGTATGGTTAATAAGTATGCTGATGGTGGTACTGTAACTACAACAGATACTACAGATACAACGGATACAACTGATGATACAGCAACGACAACACCTACAATAGGACAAACAACAGTAGACCGTATGTACAATCCGGCACTACCTACTGGCGGTACTACCGTGGCGGCTACCACACCTACTAGTACTGACCAGTATATTGAC